GTTCAGCACACCAACAACAAAACAAAATCAAACCGAAACTGCCAATCCCGAACAACGGATGAACCGACACTTTCCACACGCGGTTCCCATTCTGCGCATGCATGCGCTCGCCCAACGAATCGGCAAGCCACTCCGCGAACCCATCCCTGTTGCCGTACAGCAGGTGGGCCAAGAATCCGCAGTTCTCCTGAAGCCAGGCCGAGTAGCCCGAATTCGCCTCGCGCTCAACGGCGCCGGTCTCGCTACGCTCAGCCGCCAGCAGTTTCGCGCCCGTCCTAGCACACTCATGGCGACACGTGTGCACCCCCATGTCGCGCATCGCGATTTCCTTGAGGACTTCGCTGGTGCACACGCTGCGACCAGCGCGATGATCGCGCACGAATTGGGCAACGCCGGCCACGACATCGTCGTAGTCAACGCCGTAGCGGTCGGCAAAGAAGGCACGGCGATCAGAGAGAGTGCCCACGAGTTCCTGCTGCGAGGAGTAGTTGTACCGCGTAGACTTGACCCAAGCCACCGCACGCGGCGTCGGTGCCCCAGCTAGGCTGCCAACTAAAGCCGCCAACTCTGGGAAGCAAGCCAAGTCGCGGGCCACCGCATCAGCCTTCGCCGCAGCAACCTCAACCAACGGTACTCCTGGCATCGTAGTCCAACAAAGCTTGGCAAACAGGCGGCCAGGCTTGAGCACCATGGCAGGCCCGTACATCGTCCAAAACCACACTCTGGCGCAAAAATCGCCAACCGGCTCAGTGACAACCCGCTGAGCAGCCTCCTTGGTGTACACAAATCCAACTGACTGTGCTTTCACAAGAAAGGCTTCAAAATCGGCAGCCCCCCGCATGCTGCATAAAATAACCGCGAAATTACACATCCCATTCCGCAGTGTCGTGTCGCTCTCGCCAGACGCATTGTTCCTGTTGATCGTCGCGCGAATGCCGTCTCCCCAGTTCAGCTCGCGCTTGACAAGCGTGTGCATCGCGTCCGTCAGGTTGCGAGGGATGCCCATCGTCGAATAGCAGTCGATGATGGCATGATGATGCTCAGCACGGAAATGCGCATCCCAGCGCTCACCGTCCACGTAATACGCCAAGCCCAAATGCGAAAACATCCCGTCGTCGCCATTGACGATCACCACGTCCACGCCTGACTCCTCCATCAACGCGTAGCACATCCGAGCCATCTGCTGCGGATTGAGACCGGACGTGAAACGAACTTCAACGCCGTACAACTCACGGGATCGGAGCGCCAAGGTCTTCTTGATGACGTCATCGGCAGCCAAGATCCATGGGAGCAGCGCGGCCTGCAAAGGCAGCCAGCGAGGGCAAATCGTGCGAGGCACGCCTGCTACACGTCTCCACTGGAAGCCGTCGTGCATGGTGACAACATCAGGCCGCTCGACATTCAGCTCATGCTTAAGAAAGCACGCACACTCGCGCGCCCGGAAGTCCCGGAACAGGTGAGGCTTCTCGATCGGCCTCGTGCCAGACGTCTCGAACTCCGCTCTAGCCTGAATGTACGACGCTCGCTTCGCAGGAGGGAACTTGGCCACGAACTCGTCGAAGTCGACCGGCTCCAGAACACCATGGTCGTGCAGCGCGGCATTCGCCAACTGCTGAAGAGCCGAATGGATCTCACCCATGGTGAGGTAGTCGGTTATCTGCACAGTTTGTTGCCCAACACGCCCCCTGGCTGAGTGGCAACGATTCCCCATCCCCGCATAGTAGGACGCCATGTCCAACACACTCGGAAACAACCGCACAACCGATGCGGCGCTGACGGGGGCAAAGCCCAACCGCTTCCGCTTAATGCTGAGATGCATCAACGGATCCAAGGCGGGAGTGATCCCACGCAGGAACGCCAGATGGTCATTGGAATGGCGGCCCATCCCGTCGCTCTTCCACCATATCAGTCCCTTCTGCAACACGCAATACCCGGACGCCAACGCAGTCGCATACCACGGCGCTGAAAGCAACGGCAAGCGCACGCCTGGCGAAATCCACGCAACAAAGTTCCAAGTGCTATGCACGCACAAGGCAGTCATCGGATCCAGCGCCTGAAGCAGTGAATGAGCACCGAAACGAAACAACAACGAAGGTTCCAAAGGCATCCCCCAGGCCACGTCGCGAACGGCCTCACAAGCAGCAACCAGACAGACCCCTTTCCAGCCCATCGCGCGCTTGAACACCTCCTCGAGGTAGGGCAGAACATTGCACCTCATAAGTGCGTCCAATGCGTGTGAAAACCACGTGGCCCACAATCTAGCCGCAACCGGGCTGTCCGGAAAGGCCTCCGAAGCCACCCGCCCTGCGATGTGGTCGTATGTGGCGCTTGAGAAATTCACCACTAGAAGCTCACGCCCACGCAAGTCGTCAACAAAATCCTTCATCCGGATCTTGAGCAGCTCAACGCCGACACCCACAGAAGGCATCCAACGGGATAAGAGGCTTGGCGCAGCATGCGCAGTCGCCTCGATTGCCTCGTCGCACGCCTGCAACAACGACTCATTACCCGCCGCCACAACGCCGGCAGCAAAGCTGTCAGCATGTCCATGCTCCAGCAGACGCACCTGAGCGGCTGCATAATCAGCGCCCGCCAACGCCGCAGCACGAGTCTCCTCAACGCTCTGCAACGCCAACGCTCTGTAATGACTGAACAGATCCCCGCTGTGCCGCATCGTCGCCTCTGCAGCCCATAAGCCGCGGCGCCAGGCCAAATACCCGAGCGCACCTCCGGCAACGAGCAGTCCAACGCGGACGCCCCAAACGGCTGTCCACGGCGGCGCCTCCTGCCGGAGGAAGAGCGCGTGGTCAGGCTGGGCCTCAACACGACCGAGCACGTACTGCCAAAGGGAAGCCCTCCCTCGCAACTCCCGCGCATTCGCAATTGCCTGCATCCGGAACGCAGACGTGGACGACGCAGTCAACGCGGCCGATCCCAACATGTCCTTTGCCAAGGCGGCGTTGAGCACGCCTATCAACTCGCCATTGACATTGCCGCTGCGCATGATGGACACAGCCGCCGTCGCGGCGTTCTGTGAAGTGCCGATTCCGGCCCAAGTCTGCTCAACCTCACGCAAGACCGGCGTAGGCACAAACTCATCCATAGGACGCGGTCCTGTCACATGGATTGCGCAGACATTGCATCCCCTGAAAATGCGAACAGTGACACCCCCCAACAGCACCACTCTGCTGCGGATAGGACGCGGGATCATAATGTGAGACGGCACGTTGCGGAAAATGTGCACGCTGCACGACTCAATCCTGTTTCCCCCTGCATCCGTCGGGGAGATCCGCCCTTCCAATGTCGCAGTGGAGTACAACATCTCCAAATCCCTGTGGTAACTGACCACACCGGCCTTAGAGCAAGCCTCAACAGCCCACTCATACCCGTCCCAGTACCTACGATACGACCGGCCGAACTTGTCCGATCGAGCATCGGGCCACGTGATGACGATCGACCAGTCACCGCGCTGTGGGCTCGGTTGCCCGCAGTAAACATGCGCGTGCAAGGCGCCCGGGGCTCCAGTGATGAGCGGGGCTGAGACGGGGCAGAACAACGCCCCCGGCAACGCATGTCCGTACAACGAACAAGTGTCGGTGTGATGCGCGAGGACGAACAGCACACCAGCCCGGTACGCCTCGTCGACGTCTGCAGCCATGCCATAATTATTGGCGGAGAGTACCGGGCTGGGTCCCGGCCGCATCTCGATGTTCCCGATCATCAGCAATCGCTGGATGAGCCCACGCGTCATGGGGCCCATGTAGTCAGCCTTCCCGGCTACCACGTCTTCCACGTAGGTGCTGGACAAAAACACGTCCGGCACCTCACAACCTCTAGCGTACACGTCAGCACGCGAGCGTCTCTCAGCGTACGCCGACAAGTAGGTGCCACGCTGAGGCACCTGCGCAGGGTCAGGCTTGCGAGCCCGCACCCACGCCTCGGCGAAGTCGACTCCGACATCACCGAGCCACTGACGCATACGCTGCGCATCCCGCTGCTTCTGCGATCGTGACTTCTCTTCGCCCTTCGGCTTGGCCTTGACCCCTTTCTTCTTGTCAGCAGGGGAATCCCATTGCCACGCCGTCGCGCGCGGCCCATAATGCAGGGGCTTATCGCGCGGCCCTGAGCAATCCAGCAGGCTGTGAGCGAAATTCCACAGCTTAGCCTGAGCCAGGGTCGGCTCCTTGTCCCTAATCCCCGCCATCGCAGGGATTAACGTGCACATCACCACAGCACACGTATCATGCATCTCCTGGTCACTCACCACAACCGACTCCGGCACCACCGTGGCATCGCTAGTGGCCACAGATGAAGCGTCATCGTCATCCGGGGCCTCATCGCCTCGCGGATCCACGTCATGCACGCTCAGGCAGTCGAAGACATCATCCAAGTCCTCACCGCGCCGGATTGCCTCAGAGGCGGAATAACCCGTGAGGACGGCATACCGATTCGTATTGCCCAACAAGGCATGAACCAGCCGCTGCGCCTCAACAACATCTAGAAGCCAGCAATATTCCACCTTATAATTTACACAAATTGTAATATACAACATGCCCCCGGTCACAAACAAGACCAGCGGCTGGCTGGCCCGTGTGCCGTAGTCGATCGCCAGCCCAACGACTGGCGCATCTGCGTCGGTGATGCTCGCCAATGTGCCACGAGAATCAACGCAACACGCATGAGCGTCATCGCAGAATCCGCGAACCCTCTGACGAATGTCAGCCGACGCCGGAGGGTGAGGATCAAACGGATCCAATGCGTAGGTGGCTCCAGTCTCCAACACAACGGACAACTCCTCGCCCGTCATGTGCACAGAGGAGTAAAGCGCGGCTAGCTTCTCCTGTGCCTCAGTGTAGGACCCGTTGCCCACCAACGCGTGAACCAGCTTCTGCTCGGCACGCCGGCTGAGATGCCAGTAGTGTGCGACAAACTCCTTGACGTCCTCCCCGCGCGCATACAACACGACCGAACGGCCGTCGGAGTGTGACCACAAACTGAGGACTCCTCCAATGCGCACGTACTTGCGGCCCCCTCCACGACGCCTGAGCGTCGCAGGGGCCCATCCAACTCCCGTGCCCCCTTGCCGATTGATGGTTACGTCCAACTCATCAATCACCAGCCTGTCGAACGCCATCGCGTAGATAGGCGCGACTGCCATGCGAGTGGACAAGGCCTCAAGTAGGCCTCGCCCCTCGACCGGATTCGGGACCTGCTCGAGCATGACACGAAACCGCTGTGACGCCAGCGCGCTCCGCAAAATGCCAGCCCCTCCAGAACGGATCAGGAGAGGCGGAGGGTCGGATGTGTGACGCTCAGCGTCACTAACGCGCTGGACCTCGCGTTGACCGTCGCTGTTTAACAGCGACGCGATCGACATCGGCGCCCTCGATGTCTGGGAAAATTCCTCCTGAGACTCAGCTGTTCCTCCAACAGCTGAAGCCTGAAATTCCTCCACGGTTTGCATGTTTTTCGCTGACGCTATTATCATGCGCAACACTACCACGTCAATGGCTTTTCTCCGGCATTATCCTCCGAAGTGTGAGCACAAGATCCGAGCTTATAGTACCCGGCCACCATGAGGTGCATACGCACCCGGGGCTTACTGGAAAAATTTTTGAACTCGCTTTCCTCGGATTAAAACCCAATCGAGCACCTAAACCGAATAGAGATCGTCCCTCAACGACAGGGGGAGGCGGCACTACCCGCGCCCCTGCCGCCTACGGCGCAGGATTCAGTCCTAATGATGGTCAAACCTAAAACCACCACCAGATTGGTGAAGAGTGTAACATTTGCTGGGGCCACTCTATGGAACCCTCTCAGACCGGAACCGGTTGCTTGCTTCAACACCATGCAACTGAGAGACAAAGCTTTCGCAATACTCAATCGAAGTTGGGGTCCAACTACATGCGCTCAACACCAGACGGATGCGTGGGCAGGGTCAGGAGACATTACTGTGCTTGAGCGGCGTAAGAGGTTCATCCGTCACCATCACGCTACCCTGGAGTTTGGAACGCAGAGGTATGTTGGTTTTCGCGAAGTGGCCGGTTGGCCGCTGCAGTCATTTATTTATCGCGCTGCTACATCAGCGCGCCCGTCCGGCTTTCTCTTAAACACAACCGGCGTGCCGCCAAGCTCCTCAGGAGATAACTTGACGTCTCAAGTGGACAGGTGTACAT